GTTACCCCTGTTACATGGGGTTAGATGCGGTCATCAGAAGCATTAGATGAGGTTGTCTTTGAGCCATTTGCCTGCGAACTCTTTTTGTTTGTCGGTAGCGCCTGCATAACCAGCGGTGCCAACTCTCAAGAATGACGATAGCGAAAACAAGGAAGGCGCAAGGGTTGGTGCCCTTTGTGCAGCCAAGGCCCTTCCTTCTGCCTGATTGGCCGTGGCTTCTTTTTCGAGCTGGTCTTGATATTGACCAAACTCCTCACGCCGCTTGACCGTCTGCTTCCCAATAATTGATTGAGCTGCGATGTTTGCCAACATAGTGCCAACGGATGCGCCTGCGCCCTCTAGGCGAGTGATGCCCGCCGCTCGGGCTGCCTGCCTGGAAATGCTTTCTATTTCTCGCGCTGAGTTTTCACGCTGCTCTTTGCGCCTTGCAGAAATCGCCTTGTATCTAGCCAAGGCGGCACGATTGGCGTTGGCTCGCACCCTTCCAGCTTGCCACTGGTTCCATTTGTTGGTTTTGTCGGCCTGCTTTTCGGCCTGGGTTATTGAGAATGCCGTAGAGGCAGCCATTAGCATTATTCCGGGGGGGGCGCACATCAGTTATCTCCCGAACAGGTCTGCATGAACTCAAGAAATGGCAACTTGTGAGGACCGAATTTCTGGTGAATGCGAGTGAATTCAAACCCCATTGCGGCGATCCATCGGACATGGACCGAATTTCGCTCGTCAACCATGTTGCCAAGGACATCATACCCTTCAGAGAGTCGCCCTAGCCATTCACGGGAAATCCGCATGAAGCGCTTTGCGTCCTTCGTTGCTTCGTCAGAGCCCAAGTACCATATTGAGCCAAAACGCACCCCGGACATTTCCTCTATATCGGGGCATGGGCAAACGCCAAACATAGCCAGTGGTTTGCCGTCCTCGCATACGACCATTGCGGGATTGGAATCTCTCAGACCTTCCTCCAAAGCCTGTTGCGGGGTCTTTCCGCAAGCCTCTAACTCAAGGACATCTGCGTCTCTCAAGATTGGGGCCAGTAACTCAACGTCGGCAGGGTTGGATTGCCTGATCTCAATCATAGCCCTGCCCTAAAGTCTGACAGGTCTCCGTTCCAGACAAGCGAAATGAAGCGGGATGGCAGTACAGAGGAGTTTGTTAGTTGGACCTCAAGGCCCTCAGCCGGGGAGTACATCCCAACCAACCTGCTGCCGGTATAGATCTGCACCTCCCCGGCATCTGTGTCGGCAATGTCAATAATCTGAGCTGTGAACTCATGGATAAAAGTCTCTCCATAGTCCCGTGGCGTAACCCTCGCCTCAAATGCTCCAGTCCCCGCCACCTGGATTTCTAGGTTTTGAACAGCGTAGTGCCCTGACCTTTGAATCGGCCCCGCTGTGCCCTCCCTTTGAGGAATGGGCTCTGTGAGCGTGAGAGATTGCGTGTATCGCTCTCCAGCCCAAAAGTTTGTGCTCTCATGGTCGCCAAAAACAACGATTGTGTTCGTGCCAATAGAGTCTACAGCCAGCTCGACGCCAAGCGTTGTGGCGACCGCTACATCGCTGGCAGACAAAAGCGGGTCGATATCGTATGGAAGGGTAATTGTAGTCTTCCCATCTGTTGGCGCGTAGAGCTTCGTGCAGGCTGTTTCCCGCACTCTTCGATCTAGCATCACCTGAAAGCCTATCCCTGCGTCAGAAAGACCATTGCCAACTTCTATCGTCTCGAGGTGCAGCGCTTCACCGCGCTTTGTGAGAATGACTCCCTGGCTCTCTAGGAAGTCAACGTGTTCAATGCTTGCCGAGGGACTAAACACCCACTTGCTCCAAGCTGCCTGCACACGGCTATCCCCAGCCCATGCGTATTTGTAACAAAAGAGAGTGTTTGCAGATGTAGCCCGAAAGAAAGCCATCGACTCTTTTGGATAGCTCTCCGCAAGGGTAAAGGTGCCCTCCATGTACTTAGGCACTGGCTGGCTGATTTCCTCGGCACTAAATGCACCCGATTGGGTGCGGAAGAAATCCTGTGCGCCTGCATATTCAGCGCCAAATGATGAGAAGATTAGCGACTTGCCAGATAGCACCGGCCTGACATTGGAGATTCGGAAAGAACTAATCTTGTTCAGAAGCGCCGATTGTGGCGTGACGGGGCTGCCATCCAGGACAAACTGAGCTTGTTCCGAGGAAACAATCAACTGCTCGTCTAGCGCACCGGCTACATAAAGGGTCGCCAACTTCGGCTCATTGACGGCAATGTCAATCGGGTCTGACTCAGGAACAGACAGAACCGATGTCCTCCAAGTGTTGAAGTACACACCAGCCTCGGACATTATGAGGTTCTGTCCAGATAGGAATCCGAGCCTGTTTGCCGTAAAGAAGATGTCGTTGATCTTGCTCCCGACAAATGACGGGGCAGGGTTCGACCCTTCAAGGGCATTTCCAACTTCACGGCCTACCCATTCCGCTGGGCCGAAGGTGAAGTAGGTTTTGAATGGTGTTCCGGTCTTTGTTCCCGATTGATCGTCCTCAAGGAGTTGCAACTGGTGTGGCATAGATCCACGATCAACCCCGGAGACTACATCCCAATCGGTAGATTCAACCCAGTGAATTGAGCCGGTGTCACCGCCCTCATCACTAACAGCCTTGACAAAGTAATCTTCTAGTTCAGAGCTAGGGTCAGGGCTGATTTTTACCCGATAACCCGCACGGCCCTGCAAGGGGAGATCGCTGACTGCTTGCACCTCAGAGGTAAACCCAATCATTACGGTGTCGCCAGCTCCGTCCTCTACGGAAAACTCCTCGATTGCGGAGGTGGAGTAGATTTCAAAAACAGAGCCAATGACATTTACTGCCAACGAACCGTGCGCACTAGCAACAGCAGCCGCCAAGTCACCGGCAATATCCTTGGTGTCCTCTCCGGTGGCTGCTGTCTCATGTGTTGCGGTATGCGTGCCCGCAGTGTTTTTGATAGTAACCGTGTATTGAACTAGCCCGATTGACTGCTGTATCGCAACCCAAGCCAAATCTTCTGGGGCTGCACTGATATCCGCTAGAAATTCATCACGGGTGGGTGAGGCTTCTGCCCCCATCCGAGTGTTCCACTCTGTATTGAGAACAAAGGTTGCATCAGCAATAGTTAGAAAGCGAAAGGGGCCATAGCCGGTCTTGATAGCAGGCGCAGTAATAGCCACTTCGCTATCATTGTGATTGACCTGCATTCCCCAGTAATAATCACGGCTTTCGGAGGTGCCGTCATCTATCTCAATCTGAACATATTGGCAGCGGTCTCCAACAACCGGGGAGTTTGCATCTACATGGCCCGTTTCTATGACATAGATAGCACGCCACCAGCCATCTCCAGCGTCTTCAACGTAATGCGTGCCGGATGATGCAGTGCCCAAAGTTGTAAGGTTTGATCCACTCCAAACAAATGATGCTGCATAATCTACCGACTGTGTTGTGTTACGAACTTTCAGAGTGAACTGAGCGGCACCTTGGTTCTTCTTTGTATAGACAGACAGGATTACGGATTTCTCTCCGAATGCAGAGTCTATCTCATGGGTCCATAATCCTGTGCCGCCATCGTTGATGTCCCACAATTCAACGGCATTGGAGTAGCCACTAATGGGCGCTGCCTCGGATGTAGCAAGACTCCCCGCTTCGTCTACACCAGTGCTTGTAGTCCAGCCAGAGGTAACACCAATTTGCTCCCAGTCGCCTAGATAGTTGTCTGGAGAGCTTCCGATGTAGTGTGTCGGTATGTTGTAAGCAGCATTTCCGCTCGCAGCATGGTCTCCATCGGGGTCTCGAATGTCTTGCTCAACACCATCCAGGTTGAAGACCCGGATTCCGGGGACGCTTATAGATGGGCCGAGGTCTGAAAGGACCAAGATGTAATCATCTCCATCGCGTTCAATAACGTGATAGGTGCTGTTTGCTTGGAGGATTGGTATAAGTTCGGCAACGAAATTGGTGGGGCTTCTCTTGCTTGCTCCATCCACCAACGAAAGAAAGGTGTTCTCTACCTCTTCGAGTTGGCCGGGATAGCGAAGAGCGGGCGGCTGCTGCGATACGCCCCCAGTAAGGGCGGGGATAATTTTCGGTACTTGAGTCATCGCCCTACGCTAGTCCAGCCCATGTCAGGACCATTGAACATATTGAAGGCAACATTGCGGTTCTCTGCCGCCATGAATGCTGCTCTTGCCCTAACCTCGCTTTCCTCTGCCGCTCTTGAGGGTCGGTTTCTTGTCACCGAAAAGAACTGGCTCGCTGCCCTTGCCGTGATAAAGGCTCGAGCATACTGAGGAAGATCCTCGAAGGAGACGCGCCTAACTACGTTTAGCTTGACATCTGCCTCAAACGTGAAGCTGTCATTCTGGGCATCGTATAGGCGGTTGCCTCTCTTTGCGTAATCCGTTGGGTGGGTCGGCCACCGCCGCACTGGTGAATCCTCGCCGGAAGATTCGGAGACCTCAAAGATGTCCTCCGGCAACACAATCTCGTTAGAGGGCGTTGGGGAAAACGTCTGGTTGTACTGCGAGTTGAAATGCCAACCCTCGAGCTGGACGCTTCTGTCAACTTGGTCAAGCATCTGCTCGGCCATAATCACATCAGCTCGGGTGGCTGAAAGGGAATTGGTACGCAAGCTCCCCGCCATCGTTAGCATCTCGTTGACGGACTCCAACTTAGTAGCGTCAGCGGCCATGAGTGATTAGCTGTGAAAGAGAAAAGGCCCCCCACCCGCAACAAGTGGGGGACCAAAGGAGGAGATCAGATCTAACTAACAACGGCGGTTCTGAGAACCCCACAATCTGACTCTCGAAGGATGTTGGCACCAATTGCCTTAGAAGCCTTGAAGATCGTGCCGCCTAGCATGATGTCCTTTTGGGTTTCGATCTTGACGCCCATAAGAGAAACGACCCCTAAGGAACGGGGCGTGCCAAAGACGCCAATGCAGTCGGAGCAGTCAACTCGGTAATCATTCACCTGGCCGGTTGCTGCATAGGACGGAGTGGTTAGACCAGTGGTGTCGGTACTCGGAACGAGATTAGACTTGAGAATGGTGACTCCCCGAACCCGGCCAATGCTGCCTTCCATCAGAGAGCCATTGCCAGAGTTGCCAAGGTCAATTGAATGGAAGTCTGTTTGGTCAACAAGCAGCCTGTATTGGGCAGGAGGAACACAGCCGAATCGACCTTCTTGGGGAACATCGTTTTCGTCCCAATACTGAACTTGGTCTTCAATCGCCTGAACGTAGTCGGCACCATTTGTGCCAGCGTTCGCATAAACCATATCGTTGCCACCCGGCTGGTCAGTAATCGCCCCTGTGGTAGCATCGCCCCCCCTTGCAAGCAACGCCATAAGGTTC